AACAAGATAGATAACGAGAGTTTTAATGAATTATTCAATAAAAATGTTCCAGTTAATAAAGAATTGATAAAGTATCGCGATCCTGAGCCGCAGATATTAGCGAAGACCCTGCAATTTACTGAGTTAGGCGGAAAACGCCCTGACGATTACTCAAGCAGTATTGAAAAAACTAACACATTGGCATATACAGATTATATGCTGGCTCACGGTGGGACGCGTTTAGTTGATCCGCGTTTAATGAAAAATGTAAAAGAATTTAAAAGCGTAGATGAATATGAAGCATATCGCGAGAAGAAGGCTACAAAAACATTATCAGCCAGAGAATTAAAGAGCCAAGAATTAAAGGCACTTAAGGAGAAAAAAGAAGAAGAAGACCGCTTAGAGCGACTGAAAATGTATGATAGGAATATTGAGAAGTCCTATGAGAAGGCAAGCCAGCTATTTCTGCGATAATACCAGCTATTTCTGCGATAATATTTTACCCAGGTATATCCTTTGCTTTGTTGATGTGCATTTGAATAGTTCATTTTTATTATTACGCGTATCTTCCCAGCCATAATTAAACAGTTCGCGTGATATTTGCTTATTAGTATATAAATAATTATTCATAGGGAACTTGCGTCCCCACATTTTCCTATGTATAGAAATAGTTGTTGGACAAGTCTGCTTTTTGTCATATTTATAATCTCTAAATATTTCACCATCCATATATTCAACACCATTATACTTTTTTCCAACAGTATCACCGGATACATAAGGGATATATGAGCTACATAAGCTGAAATCTATTAAATCATTTATATTATCAAAGTTAGATAATTTTTCATTTTTCATTTTATGAATATTTGTAGATATTACAGATATCTTGTCAATGCTGCGCGTTTCTGTGTTATTATACCTTAATTTCAAGTTATTCCCTACATTTTTTTGAAAAACTCGCAAGTCCTTATATAGCGATAGCTCGCTAACATCAGCACCTATAGTATAATCCCATATTTTGTCAGGATTTGATAAATCATCTTCTTGCGTATACAATATTGAACATATTGCACCTCCAGAAATTCCTGTAATATTTACATCAGTAAGCGGGAAGTGTTTCTTGATATACCCGATTATACCAATGCTATACGGGAGAAACATTCCCGTCCCATAAATATTTATGTTCATATAAGTATTTGATATAATAAATAGCGTTGATAATATAAAAAAACGCATTAGGAACTTATTTATATATATTATTTTATTTATTGTTAAATATAAAAAATATATAATACATATACATAGATATTACTTTACATTGCTTGCTTACTTTTTATTAGTTATTTAGATAATTTCATACTTAGTCTTTGTCCTCCTTGTGCTTGCTCCACATAGTTCTTAGCAGCTCGGTGCATTCCTTGCCTGTTAATTCAGGGTTTTCTTCCTTGACAGTTGCGCGATTTTCCTTAAGAAATATTTGATATGCATTAGGAGGCTTCTTAACCTTTTCAACTTCGTCTTCATCTCCCGCCTTTTTGCCCTTCTTCTTATTAGCCGCTTTAGCCGCCTTAATTACAACTTTCATTTTTTCCTTAACAGCCTTAATAGCTGCCTTATAATAGATATCAATTTCCTTCTTATTTTCAAGGTTGTCTGGCATATTCGCCATAATTTCCTTAATGCAAGTAGCATAGGTCGCTTCAGTAGCTACGGTCGCAGCTGTCGCAGCTGTCGTAGCTGTCGTAGCTGAAACTACAGAAGCAGCAGAAGCAGAGGAAGCAGCAGAGGAAGCAGCAGAGGAAGCAGCGGAGGAAGCAGCGGACATCTTTCTATTTGAGTTGCTTTGAGTTGCTTTGAGTTGCTTTGAGATTCTTAGAAAGTTTGCTTTGAGATCACTACTTTCTATAGTTGGTTCTTGTAATAGTTTTTAATAAAAGTAATCAATTTTTATAATTAATAATGCAAATTAGAACAAATGTATCAAATATTTCCTATTTATTATCTTATTTCAGTAGATATTTGGTTTCCTATTGCTTCTACTCCTGATGAAGTATAGTTTCCATTATTTCCATAGGTATTAGGAGTTAATATATCACCTACTGCTACAGCCCCACTTAGAGCTGCAATAGGTTTGAAAATCCAAGATACAATAAACCATACCCAAGAAAATAATATTGCGCAAATTCCAAATACTATTAATCCCCAGCCAAGATAATATAATACATTATAGATTGTAGTAAAATTATTAGGATTCTTTGGATCGTAATTTATATCTATGGTTTGATTGGCATTAACTACGCCATTTGATATATAATTGTTCTTATAATTCTTACCGGCTATATCATATTCAAGCGATGCATCGCATCTCTTATCCTTCTTTTTATTATCAGTATAATAACAGCTAACATTTGATATTTTTGCTTTTGTTTTTCCAGTATATTCATTATAATAATTTTTAGTAAGCACCCCTCCATATATTAGTAATGAACCAAAGATTGTTGCCATTATTGCTGTTCCAAAATTATACAATAAACCAATTGTTGACGCAGTATCATAAACTGGCTGAAACATTTCCTTATTGTTTTTTAAATCAGTTAAAGCAGTCCCTATGACACCGGCTTGCGCTGCTTGCGCTGCTTGCGGTTGCTGCTGACCTGGTTGTAGAGGCTGCATAGGCTGCGAAGGCGCGTTAATAGTATTATACGCTTGCAAGATACCTGGTGTTCCACCCTTTCTTCTAAATATATAAGAAGTCTTTGGTTTTGGTGATGCCTTTGCCTTTGCCTTTGCCTTTGCTTTTAATGCTTTTGGTGTTTTTTTATTCATTATCTTATAAATATAAATAAATAAAAAACAATAAATTACTTATTTAGCATATATATGTCATATGATAAGTAGGTCGCAAAGGATAGCCAAGCAATATATGGCACTAATGCAAGTATAGCAAAATATTTGATATTGGTATTATAATTATCTTGTAGAAAAAATTGGATTAGCGTTAATACTGCAAAGACTAAGCTTAATATTACAATGATTAAGCCATTGAATAGCCCATTTTCGCCAAAAAATATTGGCACATACATAAAATTAAATACTAATGCAAGCATAGGTATTATCCAATATTTCAAATCTTTATAATATACTGTTGTTCCACACTTTGATATTTTATCAGGAATACATAAGAGGTCATATAATGCATAGCTATATATAATACCTATAGCTAAATATAAAATAGGCCACACGATACTGAATACATAACTTGGCGGATTGTAAGCGGATTTTTTCAGGTTCTTATATTTATCTTCGCCCCATTTTTTTCCATATATTGCGCCAATTGATGATCCAATAATCAATGGCGATATAATTATAATAACAGTTATAACTGCTATAATTATATCAGTCATTTCGCGCGATTTAAAACACATAAGATTACCTATACAATATCCACCCATAGAATTCTATATAACTCTCTACAAGAATTATATAAAAATATTTATTGAATATAGAAACATATGTCAGCTAATAAAAAGTCAGTATCATTGCAGCCTAATGTTCCTAATATGAATAATATGTTAAGAGCGGCAATGGCTGTCATAACCTGTATAAAGAAGAAATGCAAACACGAACAGGAACAACTAAAAAAAAATAAATATCTTATTGAAGCAGAACAATTACTGCTTGATGTGAAAAATGGAAAAAGGGATATGAAGACTGTAATGAAAAAGGTTGCAGAATTAAAAATCAAAGTGATAGAAGAAAAATATCGGGATGAACTTATAGCTTGTCAATTGAAAGATTGTTATAAAGAGACTTTGGAAGCTATGAAATTATCAATAGAAGGTATATTAGCCACTACTAAAAAAGACACAGATGATTATAAGCTCGCTTGTAGATACAAAATAATATTTAAAAAAGGTATAATAACTCAGCAACATATTGATAACCTTGAGATTGAAGTAATGAAATTAAAAATGAAAAAGATGGAAGGATATTTATAAAATATATTTTAGATATATAGATATATAATGCAACCTAAGAAAAAGCATGAGTTTACACATAATTTGAATGAAATGTTTGATGCCGCAATTGCTTTAGCAAAATGTATTAACATAAAATGTAAAAAGGAACAGGAACAATTAAAGAAAAATAAATATGTTATTGAAAAAGAAAAATTAGTGCTTAATTTTGTAAATGGTATAAAAAATATTAAAGAGCGCTTTAAGAATGACAAAGTAAAAGGAGAAATAGAGTTTGCAAAATATTTTGTAAAATATAGTAAAGAATATAATAATTTAGAAATCAAAATAATAAAAGAAAAATACCACAATGATCTTATTACTTGCCAATTAAAAAGATGTTATAATGAGAATTTACATATGTTAAAATTATCAATTGAAAAAACACTAAATCATTTTAAAAAAAATACTGAAATATATAAACTTGCTTCTAAATATAAAAATTTGTTTGAAACAACTAAATTAACAGTTGAAGATATAAATACATTTGATATTGATAAGAAGAAAATAGGATTAAAAGAAATTATTAATAATTTTAACAAAGATATGATAAGATTAAAAAATAAATTATATATATAGATAAAGCCTCCTATAATGCAAAATCAGATACCTGCATATAATCCATATAAGATTATTAAGCTTATATCATTATCACCTAAACTTCATAAATGGTCTATGCGACCTACTTGGTATATGAGACCTGCTTTATCAAATTGCGTTAATACAAAATGTAAAAAAGAACAGGAACAATTAAAAAAAAATAAATATGTTGTTGAAAAAAGTAAAAATTTTTCTAATTATTTGCATAGTAGGAACAATATTCGTGCGTGTTTCAATAATGATAATGATAGTGATAAGAAAAAAAGAGAGGCAGCTTTAGATAAATTATATAATAAAGATATGAAAGAGAAAACTAAATTAAAATTAAAAATAATAAAAGAAAAAGATCATAATGATCTTATTGATCGTAGATTAAAAGTTTGTTATAAAGAGAGTTTGAATACATTAAAATGGTTGATTAAAGATATATTAACCCACGCTGACAAAAAAGCAGGAAAATATAAGCTTGCATTAAAATATAAGAAAATATTAGAAAAAAATAAATTAGAGAAGAAAAAATTAACAAGAGAAGATATCAATGCGTTTGATATTGAAATAGTTAAAATAATATTGAAAGAACATAAAGGGAAACAATATTGGTAAACATAAGAAAGATATGATAAAAATATAATATATATATTTAAGATTTAGTGCATTGTAATAACTATTAGCAGCATAGCGTAATGACAGAAAAAACTCTTGAAGATGTTTGCAATATTTTGCCAAGAAGCAAGAGAAATACTAAGTATGGCAATAAGGAAGGTAAATATCCATTTTTCAAAAGTTCTATGATCGTTGACAGTTTTGTTGATAGCCCTGATTATGAAGGACTAAGTATAATTATTGGTGATACTGGAAGTCCAAATATAAATTATGCTTATGAATTCTCTGCAAGCGATAATTGCTATATTTTGCAAAATAAAAATAAGTCCATCTTAAACTTAAAATATGCTTATTATTATCTATATAATCGCTTAGATATTATGAAAAACCTATATAAAGGAAGTGATGATAGTGAAGTAATCAAGCATATCTCAAAGGCGAGTATTAAAGGAATTAAGATATTTATTCCTTCTCTTGAAAAACAAAATGAAATTGTAGAGTATTGTGATGATTGCAAAAATAATATTACGCTATTAGAAAAGGAAA